AAGCCAAAGAAATGGAATCTTTGAAAAAACGTGATCCTAAGGCTTATGCAACAAAACGCAAAGAGCCTTGGGTAAATGTTTTGGATGTTAAAGTTAACCAAGATAATGTGCGCAATGGGTTTTTCGAACTTGATTGGAACGAGTACTTTATCCAACAATTAGTAAGTGAAGGATATGGCACTAAAGACGATCCAGAAGAAGAAGTTGTAGATCGATGGTTCCGTGATATTGTTTTTAACATGCTGTCTGAAGATGGACTTGACATAAACAGAAATGCCGGTTATATTAATGTAGTACCAATAGCAAAAGGCAAAAGTGAAGTTTCATGAGAGACGATTTAATGGTTCAACAGCAAGTTGACAATGCATGGCAACATATGGTAGGTGTTATTTGCTTGAATTGCACAGGTAGAAAACAAGTAAAACGTGTGCTACCTGTGTTATTTGCTGTTGCACCTACACCTGTGCATTTTCTAAACACACCAGAAAAAACTGTAAAAAACATAATCGAAAGTCTTGGAATGGTTAATATTAGATATAACCGTTTGAAACGTATGACTAAAGATTTCTTGACATGGGACGGAGATGATGCTACAGTGTTACATGGAATAGGCAAGTATGGTAATGATAGCTATCGCTTGTTTTACAAACACGAGGTACCTGACAATGTTGGTGACCATGAACTGAAACGATATATAGAAGAAGAGTTTTATGACTTACATCCTAATTGATACTGCTAACACATTTTTCCGTGCTCGTCATGTTGTACGTGGCGACATTGATACTAAAGTTGGCATGGCAATGCATATCACATTAAACAGCATTAAGAAAGCGTGGCAGGACTTCAACGGTTCGCACGTTGTTTTCTGTTTAGAAGGACGCAGTTGGCGTAAAGATTTTTACGAGCCATACAAGCGTAATCGCAAAGAACATCGCGATGCAATGAGTCCACGTGAAGCAGAAGAAGATAAAGTATTTTGGGAAATCTTTGACGAGTTCAAAGACTTTGTTGGCACTAAGACTAACTGCACTGTACTACAGAATCCTGTGTTAGAGGCAGATGATCTTATTGCAGGTTGGATACAAAATCATCCCAATGACGATCATGTTATTATTAGTACAGACGGCGACTTTGCACAGCTCATTGCACCTAATGTACGTCAATACAACGGTGTAAGCAATACTACTATTACAGTAGATGGATACTTTGACGATAAAGGTGCACCTGTTGTAGATAAGAAAACAAAAGAGGCTAAGACTGCACCAGATCCTGCGTTTATGTTGTTTGAGAAATGTATGCGTGGTGACACTAGCGATAATGTGTTTAGTGCTTATCCTGGTGTGCGTAAAAAAGGTACTAAGAACAAAGTAGGTCTTATTGAAGCATTTGAAGATAAAGCAACTAAAGGCTTTAACTGGAATAATATGATGTTACAACGTTGGACAGATCACGAAGGTGTAGAACATCGTGTGTTAGATGATTACACACGCAATGTAACATTGTGCGATCTTACAGCGCAGCCGGAGTGGGTTAGACAAGAAATAAATAATACTATTCAAACAGTTGAAAGTAAAAACATTTCACAAGTAGGTATGAGACTTATGAAGTTTTGTGCTCGTTGGGACTTACAACGCATAGCAGACAATGCAGCACAATATGCAGAACCATTACAAGCGAGGTATAATGTATGACAGTTACAGCTAAACCTGTACTAAAAAACAAATTTTGGATAGTTGAACAAGAAGGTGTACGTGTTGGTACACTTAGCAAAAATGAAGAAGGATTTATTCTTGCTGGCAAAAGCAGTGTAGAGATGTTCAAATCAGAAACTGCGTTAAAGAAAAAGTTTGGTAAAAACTTTTTAGTTGCTAAAATTGCAAACGAAGAAGGATCAAAAAAAGAAGTTCATGGATATCCAACACGCACCAAACCTTACAACAGCATGTTTGATATTCAACGTAAACTGCCATTGTTTACCAAAAGTGAAAAATCAAAAAGCGTATATTGTGCAGGATATTATCTTGTAAAATTTAATGTAAACTGGCTTAAAAGTTATTGTCCAAAGCTAATTACTATTGAACGAAACGAATATATGGGTCCATTTAAGACAGAATTTGAAATGAAAGCAGCACTGAGTAATGCCAATCGAACCTCTTAATACAAGCTCTATACAACAGTTTTTGCAGCAAGTACAAAGTGCAGAAGCTGGCAGAGCTAAAGAAATTAGAATGGACATTAATACTGCAAAGAGTCTAGCAAGTACGCTAGGCCTTGTTATGACACGTATGCATGGAGATTTAGAAAAATTTGTTGCTGATCAGGTAAAACAAATGCAACAAGAACAAGTTATAGAAATTTCTATGGATAGCGGTGAATGGAAATAAACTACCAGTTAACTCTTAAATGATAAATATATACGCACATAATAGGAGTTAATATGAGTAGGCCTAAACCAAACATTTTGTTAGAATATACAAATGGCACTACCTACAAGTGCGAGCAGGTACTAGATGCTGAAGCTATCTGGGCTGTATTTTACAAAAACAAACCTTTTAATCTTAAAAGTTCAAATGCGCTAACAAGTTATCCTGGTCCTAAATACAAAAAAACAAGTTTTAGTAATCCAGGACACGCATTTAATTTGGCAAAAAAATTAAACCAAATGTTCAAAACAGAAGATTTTACAGTAGTAAAGTTAACTGAAGGTGAAACATTAACAAACAACAATGGTTAATAAAGTTACATACACCAAATTATTTCTTAAAGAACAAGGCAAAAGTTACAACGATGTAAGCGTCAAAGAATTTATGCCTATTTGGTGGTATAATACTCGTGACAAGAGCGAAGGAGGTTTACGTCTTACCGAAGAAGGGTTTGATGTTGTAAACGAGATAGGTATACAAACATATGATATTCCATATCCTAGAGATATGCCTATTACTACACAGATTCTTATATTTCTTGATAAGTTTATAGATTGTCCATATTACTTAACAAATAGAAGCATAACGGTTACAAACGAAAAGAAAGCAGTTGAACTAGGACTGTTTAGTGGCGACCTGCGCAAATATGGACTAACAAAAGCCATGAATCGTGCAAAAAAAGGTTGACCTTTGTGTTTTATATGCTATATTAAGATATAGGCACTGATAAACATAGAAGGAATACAAACATGGAAGTAGTAACTCGTACTGTTACACCGAACAAAGCAAAAAATGCACTTAGCATTGCTATGAAAAAGAAACGTCCGATTTTTCTTTGGGGTCCCCCCGGTATTGGTAAATCAGACGTTGTAAAGCAAATTACAGACAGTCTGTCTAATTCGCATCTTATTGACATCCGTTTGTCGTTGTGGGAACCCACTGATATCAAAGGTATTCCATATTTTGATGCTAACCAGGGTAAAATGGTGTGGGGCGCACCATCTGAACTTCCTGATGAAGAATTTGCAAAAGCATTTGATAATATTGTCTTATTCCTAGACGAGATGAATTCGGCAGCGCCTGCTGTACAAGCGGCAGCATACCAATTGATTCTTAATCGTCGAGTAGGACAATACAAATTGCCCGACAATGTAATTATTGTTGCGGCAGGTAACCGCGAAGCAGACAAGGGTGTTACTTACCGTATGCCTGCGCCACTTGCCAATCGCTTTATCCATTTGGAAATGGCTGTCAACTTTGACGATTGGTTCCAGTGGGCGGTTAACAACAAAATCCATAAAGATGTAGTAGGTTACCTTAACTTTGCTAAAAAAGATCTTTATGATTTTGATCCAAAATCTCCGAGCCGTTCGTTTGCAACGCCACGTTCGTGGGCATTTGTAAGTGAATTGCTTGAAGAAGATACCGACGAAAATACTACAACCGATTTGGTTGCAGGTGCTGTCGGAGAAGGCCTTGCTGTAAAGTTTATGGCACATCGCAAAGTAGCTGCAAACATGCCTAACCCAACTGACATTTTAGCGGGTAAGGTTAAAGAGATGAGTACTAAAGAGATCAGTGCCATGTATTCCTTAACAGTATCTCTCTGCTATGAGCTAAAAGAAGCAAGTGATGCAAATGACAAAAAGTTTGATACAAAAGTAAACAACTTCTTGCGCTTTGCAATGGATAACTTTGACACCGAATTGGTTGTTATGGGTATCAAACTTGCTCTTACACAATACAGTCTTCCAATCGATCCGGATGAAGTAGCGTGTTTTGACGAGTTCCATGATCGCTACGGTAAGTACATCAAAGCAGCACAGTCGGTATAAAAAGGTGAGAAATGGGCGACTCAAAGTTGCCCATTTTTTCTCTTTATGGTTGACATACGATGTAAATAATGTTATAACAATAATAGGCACTGAACAAAGAGGAATATCATGTTAGACTTTAGCTATAACGTTGCAATGCAAATGTCAGCAAAACAGCAACAAACTAAACTGAAACATTGGGAACCTGATCCAGATGTTACTGACGAAGCACTTGAGGCTATGCGTGTAGAAGTTCTAGATAGAATTATTGTTGCTCGTGTAGGTTTGCTTCTACGTCACCCATTTTTTGGTAATATGGCTACACGTCTAAAAATTCAAGCAGCAGATGAATGGTGTATGACTGCTGCTACCGATGGACGTAATCTTTATTTTAACACACAATTCTTTAATGCAATGGACAATAAAGAAATTGAGTTTGTAATTGCACATGAAATCCTACACTGTGTATTTGATCACCTAGGTCGTCGAGAAGATCGTAATCCTATGTTGTACAATATTGCTGCCGACTATATTGTTAACAATCTACTGGTAGATCAACGCATTGGCACAAAACCTAAGATTGTCGATTGCTTCCAAGATTTCAAATATCGTAGTTGGACCAGTGAAGAAGTTTACGATACACTTTACAAAGATGCAAAACAGCGTGGACAAGAACTAAAAGAACTGCTTGAGCAACTAGAGCAAGAAGGCGAAATGCTAGACGAACACCTTGACATGGAAGGTGACGGCGAAGATAATAAAGACGGAAAAGGTCGTCCTAAATACAGCAAAGCTGAACTTGATCAAATCCGTGACGAGATCAAAGAAGCTATGATTCAAAGTGCGCAAAATGCAGGTGCTGGTAATGTTCCTGGTGAGATTGAGCGCATGATTAAGGAGATGACTGAGCCTAAAATGAACTGGCGTGAAATACTACGTCAGCAAATCCAAAGCACTATCAAAAGCGATTACACTTTTAGTCGGCCTTCACGTAAAGGTTGGCATACTGGCGCTATCTTGCCAGGTATGAACTTTGCTGATACTATTGATATTTGTGTAAGTTTGGATATGAGTGGTTCAATTGGTGATGAACAGGCTGCTATTTTCCTTAGTGAAGTAAAAGGTATTATGGACGAGTTCAAAGATTACAAAGTTAAAATTTGGTGTTTTGACACTAAGGTTTATAATGAGCAAGATTACAGTGCAGACGACGGCGAGGATATCAGCGAATATGGTATTGTAGGCGGTGGCGGCACTGATTTTATGGCGAACTGGACTTACATGAAAGAACATGATATTCAGCCTAAAAAGTTTATCATGTTTACAGATGGTTATGCTTGGGATAGTTGGGGTGACCCGGATTACTGTGATACTATTTTTGTTATACACGGAAACACTGCACGTAATATCAACGGTCCGTTCGGTATCACATGCCATTATGAGGAGGCTGCGTGAAACTAAAAGAACCAAATCCATTAGAAATACTATTGCAACGTAGGGTAAATTTTTGCCCTACGCATTTTGCCACATCTAGTCTAAAAAAACGTTACAATCTCGAAAACGCAATTTGCGATTGGATACATTCTAATCTAAAAGGTAGATATTACTTTGGACAAAATGTTGAACTAAATAAATCCGAAAATTTAATCGAATCAGTTTACACTGTAGGATTTGAGAGTGGAAAAGAACTAAGTTATTTTATGTTAGCTTGTCCACATTTGAAATATAATTAAGAATTATACCATATATATTGTACAAGGAGTAAAAAGAATATGGCTGAACAAAACAAAGCAGAAGAACTTACAATTACCGATCTTGCTCTGGCTCGTGCTGTAATTGAAACTGCAACCGACCGCGGAACATTCAAAGCAAACGAGTTAGCACAAGTAGGTGCTTTATACAACAAACTGGATGCTTTTTTGAAGCAAGTTGAAGAACAAGCAAAAGCGGCTAAAGAAGGCCAAGAAGCAGCGCAAGCAGCAGCAACTACTGCACCGCCCGCTGCACCAACTACTGAAAAGGAGGCAAGTTAATGCCTAGTTATAAACACGTAGGTCGTGTAAAGAACAACAGACGTAAGGTAATTGTAGCCTACAGAGTTGTTCCTGGCGAACCAGATAACTGTTTGGTGGTTCAAACAGAAAACCTTAGTGCTGACGAACATGACACTCTTATCAAGTTAGTAGAATCTGATGCAGGTCAAAATGCAGATGAATTTGCAGATGCAATGGCACGAGCATATTTGCCAGATGGAAGAATTATGTTGGCTGCATTCCATTCTACTGGTAAACTTAACAAAGTAGCAACCAGTGCTATTGAAATGACTCCTAATAATGCAACTGTAATTGGTTTAGATGAATTAAACAAAATGATTGCAGAGCAAAAAGGTGTAACTGTTGCAGATCTAGCAGTAAAAGGTCCACAAGGAACAGTTAAACCAATTGATGGTTCAGATGACACTCCGGTTGATCCTGTTGCAACATATACCGAAACACCAGCACAAGATGGTGTTATTACTGATGACCAATTAGCAGCACAGTATCGTTCACAAGCAGATGCAATGTTCAAAGAAGCAAAGCGTCTTAGAGAGCAAGCAGAAGAACTTGTTCCTACAAAGAAAAAAGCAACAAAAAAGACTGAAGAAAGTGCCGCAACATAATACTCACTCTAATGAATATTGGGAGGAAATTTTTGATTCAATAGACATGGATTACCTCCCTCTTGAATATATAAATTTAATAATTGTCGAATTTAAGGATGGCAAAGTTTGGGAAATAGATGTAAATCAATCTCAAAAAGAACAACAAGATGTAGATAATGTACTGGATGAATTTTTTCAAGAGTACGAAGACCAAATAGTAAATGTAGATTTTAGATTAAATATTGACAAATTAAAAAATGATATATCAAAGAGAACAAAGAAATTTATGAAACTAAACAGATGATACAGGAATTAGATATTTTCGTTAACCATGAAAAACTTGTTTCATCATTTTACGATTTAGACATTGATAGTTTACTACAAACTGATCCCTTTCAAATTGCAGTGCAATGTCGAAAAGAAACTGAAAAGGCTTCCCAACTACACGAAAGTTGCGGAAGTCTTATTTTTGACTGGCAAACATATGAAAAAAATCCAGTTGGACGTATTCCTTTACGTAAAGATAAATTAAAAGAACAAGACTTTACAGAAACATGCGATTTGTTCAAAGACACATATATCAACACTGTTATAGATAGGATTAACCAAAAATACCCTATTGTGCGTGGTAGATTTATGTTAATGAAACATAAAAGTTGTCTAACAATGCATGTTGATAAAACAAAACGCATTCATATACCAATATACACAAACAACGATTGTATGATGATAATTAATGACAAAGTTTGTCGAATGCCTTTTGGTAAAACCTACTTGGTTGATACAACTATACCGCATACAGCGTTAAATGCAAGCAAAGACCCCAGAGTACACCTAGTATTTTGCCTTGCCTAAATATTTGTTTCTCCGCTAAAGTGATAAATATATATAACACTACCGTAGGAGAAATTTATAATGGCATTGCGATTAAGACGCGGAACACAAGCTGAAAGAGATGATGCAGGCTTCATTCCGGATTCTGGTGAACCAGTTTGGACAATAGATACAAAAAGACTTTATGTAGGTGATGGAACAACACCTGGTGGTAACTTAATTACAGCATCCGGTGGCGGTAGCATTACAGGTATTACCGATACAACAACAGGTCCTGTACTAGCATTATCTGATCTTGCAGCAACATTCAGTGTAGATATTGAAATGGATGCCGCAGCTGATATTACATTAAGTGCAACGTCTCAACTAAACGGGTCTGGTCAAATCAGTTTAACAGGCAATATTACAGGTAATGATTTCAGTGGTAATGCTGCTACGTTTGCCAGCGTAACAGCAACTGGTGGTATAGACGGTGATCTAAAAGGTAGTGTTTTTGGTAACGATAGCTCTTTACTAGTTGACGGAATTAATGGCAAACTTATTGGTAATATTGTATCATCAGAAATAGAAACTAATAGTGGGACTCTTACGGTTAAACAATCTACAGTAGGACTAACAGAATTAACTGTTTTTGGTAATGAAGAACGTGGCTCATTAAAAGTTACTAGAGAAAGTACAAGTGACTTATCAGCAAGTGATGTTACATTAGGTAGATTAGTTTTTGAAAGAAACGACTCGGGTGGTCCTTTATCAATAGCATCAATTACAGCTAACAGAAATCATTTATATTTTGCTAGTACAAGCACAGGCGATTTCCTAACAGATACAAATTATTTTGTTTGGACTGAAGGAAAAATGGGCATCGGTATGTCTTCGGGCCCAACTGCTGCTCTTGATGTAAATGGTAGTGCTGTTATTTCAGGTAGTTTAACTGCTGGTTCTGTTGCAGTTACAGGTAATATAATTGATACAACAGACAGTAGTGGTATTACTGTTGCACAAGCAACTACATTTACAAGTGATGTTACAGTAGAAAACAATTTAGTAGTCAACAACACTTTGGCATGTGATACATTAGAAGTAACAAACTTTACAACATCAGGTGCAGGCACCCCAGAACTTACATCTGATACAGCTATACTTTTAACAGCAGGTACACGAGTAGAAGTAACACAAAGCCCATTCAAATTAGCACCATATAACGACACACAGAGAGGTGCGTTAACTCCTGAAAATGGAGATATGATTTACAACACTGACAATCACAGAGTTGAAGTTTACGCAAATGGTGGATGGTATAGCTTAGATATGTCACCAGTAGTTTAAGGATTTATTATGTCTGAAAAGTATTATCAACTTGGTACACACAACGCAGAACAATGGCACGAAATACACAATGAACTAATTGGTGAAACTAGCGGACTAGCAAATGTACCAGATAGATGTGTAGAATGTGCAGACGAAAAAACACACTCTCCTACTAGAGGTACTTTTTTGTTAACAGACGAAGAAGCAGCAACTCTAAAAGAAGATCCAAGAGTGAAGTTTCTAAACATAGATTATGCAAGTTATCCTGAACAATTTAAGCCACCACCCGAAGAGCTGTATGCTACTCCTACAGCAACATTGCTTAATCGCTGGAATGGTGAAAATGTAAAAATTTATAGAGAATTTGAAGTTTCAAACACTTTACCAGGTACACCTGGAGCAGAAGATTTGAATAGAGCAAGTTGGAGTTTAATTAGACATGCTCAAAAACTAGATCCATATGTAGCAGAAGGTAGAGCAGATAACTACGTTTATCAAACAAATGTAACACAGTACGGAGACGGTAAAGACGTAGATGTAATTGTTGCTGATGACGGTGGTGGATGGATAGGGCATCCTGAATTCCAAAACAACTGTACAGGCGGTGCTGCACCAAATGGATATACAGGCGGTAATCAACTTCCAGGTAATGGAACTTGCGATGTATTAGATGTAGTTTTAGACGGTCCATACTATTTAGATCCAGATTATTTTAATGAGGATCCTGCAACAAGACTTACAACACGTTGGGACGGTACAACTGTTCCAGTAGAAAGTTTTGCAAGAGCATGGTGGTCTAATAGTAACAATAGAAGTGCTATATTCAAATTTAGACATCCTGATGCAGGGTACACAGCAACTATTACTTCAGGTTACACACGTAGTTACTGCAACGGTAGTAATACAGCACAGAGCAGCGTAGGCACCCACTGTACGCCCTGTATGGCGCTTACATACGGTAGAACACAAGGTTGGGCATACAATGCAAACAAATGGGTATTAAATCTTTATGGTACAAATGGTACTGATATTGAACCAGGATTTGATGTTCAAAAAATATTCCACACCAACAAGCCAATTAATCCTAAGTATGGAACAAAAAATCCAACTGTAAGTTCAAATAGTTGGGGTTATCGTAGTTCAACAAAAGGTTCCAATGGTGACTATTATCACTTCCGTAGTGATCCAGCAGTACAATATGGTGGTTATACAAATGAACCAACCTTTATTAGCCATATGGGATTAACAGGCGATGGCGGACGTTGGAAAAGTGAAATGAAAACCAACTCTATTACAACTGCACTAGATGAACTTATAGACTCTGGTGTAATATTTGTTTGTGCAGCTGGAAACAGTAACCAAAAACAGGTCAACTGGGGACACCAAGACTTTGACAATTATATAAGTGCTAACGCAGGTGATACTATTGAACAAAGCAGCTACTCTGAATTTGGTATAGAAGTTACCGGCACAACTAACAGAAGAGGATTTCCACAACAAGGTGGTAAAACTGTAGACGGAGTTACGGGAGAAGTTACATATAAAACTATTAACATTGGCGCTATAGATGACGACTATGCTACAGGAAACTTAGAACGCAAAGTTAATTATAGCGACAGAGGCAATGGTATCAATGCCTATTTTGCAGCAGATGGAACACTAGCAGCAAACAGAGCTTACACTAGTGAAGGCAGGTACCCT